GTCCACTACAGCTACCGATATTCTCAATACCGACCTTAGTCTCCGCAAGGAGTACCGGTCGAATACTGGGATCACGGCGGATGCCACGGAAGAGGTGTACTCTGGCAACATTGCAGAGAGACACCAGACAAGCTGGTGACTTCGTTACAATCCGACATTTCCAACCCCGCTCCGGGACGACCTCCACGCCGTGGAGGACGTTTTCTAGAGATGAGAGTTCGGTTAACAAACGTTCCCGTAGGTTCGTTTGGGATTTAACGTAGTCCCATTCCATAAGCATCACTGTGGCGGGCCTTTCTGGCTCATCCACAATTGGTGGGGAGGTTGCCATCCATTCGGATAACACACCTGAGAGACCCCCATTACGCCGGGATCTCTCTAGGCATGCTGAAGAGGACATACCAATTTCCACGACGGGACCACGACGGCGACAAAACCGTCTGGCCCACCGTGAGGAAAAGGTACGGGCCCTCTCCGCCAATCCAGGCGGGAGGGACACCTTGGCAGTCAAGTTCTTCTTATGCTCCAAAAGCGCCAGGTCGCGCACTTTTGTGTCACCTCGCGGCAGTGACCTACCTAGGTAGGCCAACTGCAACCAAGAAGCATTATCGGAACAAAACCAACCAAACCACTTCAACCATGGTTGAGGCTTGGCAGGAAGGTTGCTAACCTGAAGACCATAGGCCCTGGCAAATCGTGACAGGTCCTTTAGTTCGGAACAAACGTTCCCAACGCCGGACCTGGCTGATTGCCAGAGAATCCTCTGGATCAGGAGTTGCAACCGGAAAGCATCCTGCCTTTCCTCAGCAACCTCAAGATTGAATCTAGCTGGACGCTTACGTATCGCAGAATAGACTGCGAGGACTGATCGGACTAAAGACCGAATCAGCTCCCAGTGTTCCTGAACATAACGTAAGTCCTGGCTAGAAAACTTTCTAGCTATGACTAAACAGCGGCCCGAGGTGCCGGCTCCGAAGAGTCCAAACAACTCGGAGGGACGATGCCTCGAACGACAACCGCAGAAAAGTGGAATCGGTGACCAACACCGAGCTTTCCGC